AGAAAGATGGCACGGGCAATTATCCCGTGGATAAAGTGGGAGTTGTGAGCATGGCGTCAAGATTCGATTGGGAAACCATCCGGGCAGAGTACGAAACCGGGGCTACACAGTCTGAACTCTCTCGAAAACACGGGTGCAGCCGTACCGCGATTCAGAAAAGGATCGAGCGTGAAGGATGGGTTCAAGACGTCTCTGACGCCATTGACCGCCTTGCGCAAGCAAAGGTTGCGGGAGTGGTTGCGGGTTGCAACCCTGAAAAAAAGGCCGCTGCCGTTGAAGCCGCCGCCGATAGGAAAGCCTCAGTAATTCAGGGGCACAGGGATGCTTGGCCTGACATTAAAGAACTGAATCGACGTGCCATTGCCGAAAACAATTTTGATCTTGCCAAGCTTGCCAAGATTTCTGCTGAGACTGAACGGCTTATCCAAGACGGTGAGCGCAAGGCGTGGGGTATCGCTGACAAGGTGGAAGGAGAGCTCCCGGGCGTAGCTGCAGCAGTGCAGTCGGTGAGTGCCGAAATCGCGGGCATGTTGGCAAAAGTAAAGGCGGCACAGGAATGACACGGGAAGAAGCGATCGAGGGATATAAAGCTGCCAAGTCTGCGGATGACCTGCGGGCTCTTTGCGCCGGGGATCTCTTCTTCCTGCTCGTATACGGGATGAAGCGCGAAGACATGAATCGGGACTGGCTCTATGAACGGTGCCGGGAAGTACAGCGTGAACCTGACGGGCATCTCGATCTGTGGGCTCGTGAGCACTACAAGAGCACAATCATAACTGTCGGGCTGACGATCCAGAACATTCTGAACGATCCTGAACTCACAGTCGGAATCTTTAGTCACACGCGGCCCATCGCAAAAGCATTCCTGCGCCAGATCAAACGCGAGTTCGAGACGAACCGACTTTTGCAAGAGCTTTTCCCGCATATCTGCCCGCCAGCCAAGGGTGAGACGCGTACATGGTCGGAAGATGGCGGCATTGTCGTCCGCCGCTCGACGAATCCGAAAGAGAACACAATTGAAGCTTGGGGATTGGTCGACGGCCAGCCCACGGGCAAGCATTTCTCCGTGCTCGTCTATGACGATGTCGTGACCCTTGAATCAGTGTCCACGCCTGAGCAGATCAAGAAGACGACTGATGCATGGCGGCTGTCTCTCAACCTTGGCGCGCATGGCGGAATGCGGCGCATGATCGGGACGCGCTACCACGCGAACGACACCTACGCCGAACTGATAAAGCAGAAAAGCGTCAAGGTGCGCCTCCATCCGGCTACCGATGACGGGACATTTGAAGGCAATCCCGTGCTTCTTTCTCTCCAAAGGCTCAAAGATAACCGCCGGGACATGGGGCCATTCGTCTTCGCCTGTCAGATGCTCCAGAACCCGATGGCGGACAAGGCTGACGGCTTCCGTCCTGAATGGCTGCGCTACTGGCAAGTACGCCGGGAATTCTGGGAACCGATGAACCGCGTAATTTTCGTCGACCCTGCCGGAAGCAAGAAGAAGGGTAGCGACTACTCAGTGTTCTGTGTCGTGGGCTGGAATGTTGACCGGAACATTTACCTCATCCACGGCGAGCGTGTCCGGGCGAACTTGACTGAGCGGGCCGCAACGCTGTTTCGGCTGGTGCGCGAGTACAACCCCATTTTCGTCGGGTACGAGCGCTATGGGATGCAAGCGGACATTGAGCATATCAGCAATGAAATGGCACGCGTCAACTACTTCTTCTCGATCCGGGAAATGGGCGGTCAGACGCCGAAAGCCGACCGTATCCGCCGTTTAATCCCGTGGTTCGAGCAAGGGCGGTTCTTCATCCCCGTTGAGTCATCTTTCCGGGACACGGAAGGGGCGATCCGCAACTTCACCTCTGAATTCGTGAGCGAAGAGTACGAGACGTTCCCCGTATGTGCGCATGACGACATGCTGGACTGTCTGGCGCGTCTTGCGGAGCCAGATCTTGGCGTGGGTTTCCCGGAAGCCGTGGACGGCATGAGCGCCGTAGAGCGTGAGCTTGCCCGCATCGCTGAACACGACCGACGCGACGACAACGGCCTTTTGTACGGATGGAGGGGATAATGGCGTACCGTTTCAGCATAGCCGATACCCCGGAGCTTCGCCGTCTGCCGTGGGAGAAAATGGAGGCGGAAGGGCTCACACGGGCGATTCTCTGGAACAGTTTGCGCCCGACGCTGCTGGACTGGCTGGAACTGGTGTCTCCTTCAACCACGCTCATGGGCTTGGCGTTCGACGATGAGAAGGGCGGAGAGTTGGCGGGGGCCCTGTGGGTTGTTCCCTCCGGGCTGTGCGGGACGGTGCATTTCGTCATTTTCAAGGAGTGGCGTGCCGACAAGGTGCGCCTTGGGCGCGAGGCCGTACGATGGATTTTCGAGACGTGGACGCTTGAAGCCCTGTTTGCTGCGTTCCCGGCTGGCTATCGGCACCTGTGGGCGTTCATGGAGGCGCTTGGATTCACGCCGTGGCCTGAGCGTCTGCCGAAAGCCTGCCTCATGCCCACGCATGACAATCCGAAACGCTGCAAAGACATGGCGCTGGCTCTCCTGCGTCGTGATGAAGTGAGGTAACTATGGGCGGTGTAGTCAGTGGACTCTTTGGCGGCGGAAAGTCCTCTCCATCTGTCGTCACATACGAGGCTGAACAGGCCCCGCGTGAAGCAGAGCAGGAGACGGAAGCTTCGAGCGTGCGTGATGAAGAGCGGCGCAAGCTGAGACAACGGCGGCTTATGGGCGGTACCATGCTTTCTTCTCCGCTCGGGCAATCTGGTGCCGTCTCAAGCACAGGTTCAAGCCTGCTCGGAAGGATAGGATAGTATGGCCGTCGACATGAAGGAACTCAAGGCGCTCGTCTCGCATCTTGAAGGGTTGCGGGAAAAGCGCCTCGCGCAACAGCTTGAGATTGGCAAGCTGATCCTTCCTTCGCGTGGGCTGTTCAAAGGCGAAGAAACGGAATGCTTGCGCGACGCCAATCTTTTCAATCCCGCAGCGCAAAGGGCTCTCCGAAAGGCCGCCGCCGGGATGACGCAAGCTATCACGCCCGCGTCCGATCCCTGGTTTCGTCATGCGTTCCTTTCCCGTGACGACAGGGAAGTTACATACGCCAACGAATATGTTGATTCCGTGGATTCCCGCATTCGCTCCGTGCTTTCATCCGGTGGATTCTATCAGGGCATCCATGCTTTCAATAAAGAGCTGTTGGGGTTCGGATGCGCATTGTTTTACTGCGAATCATCCCCGCGAACCGTGGCGCATTTCTCCTGTCAGACCTGCGGCACCTATGCCGTGGCGCTGGATGCCGACAGGATGTTGTCGTGCGTCGTGCGTCGTCTGAGGATGACTCCCACAGAAATGAAAGAGCGCTTCGGGGAAGACAAGCTTTCGTCTGTAACTCGGGAACTGCTCAAGACGAAACCGTATGGTCCCGTTGAAGTCGTACATGTCGTGCGGAAGCGTGAGGACGGGGATGTACGCAAGAAAGACTCCCGGAATATGCCTTTTGCCTCGTACTGGTACGAGGAAAACGGGGAGGGGCTGCTCAATGAAAGCGGGTTCCGCTCCATGCCTTTCTTCTTCACGACATGGGAAGATGCGCGGGGCATTTACGGAACCGGGCCCGGGGACGATGCGCTGGCCGATCAGAAAGGCATTGAAGCGTGGGAACGGCGCAAGGCCGTAGGCATCGAGAAGATGATCGATCCTCCGCTGCTGGCTCCCGGGACGTTGAAGCGGCATGTACGGGCTGCTCCGGGCGAAACGATTTCTGACACGGCTTTCGGACAGAGTAACGGCCTCCGGCCTCTTTATGAGGTAAATTTCGGTACCGCCGTTCAGTATGTGCAGGAAGAGATCAACCAGATCTCCATGCGGCTTGAAGACGTGATGATGGCAAACATCTTTGCCAACATGTCTTTGGAGACGCGCCCGGCAGGCATGACGATGACCGAGTACATGGATCGCCGTCGCCGTTCCGCTGAACTTATGGGCCCCACGGTTTCAAGCTATGAGCCTCGCGTTCTGAACCCGTTGATCGAGCGAGTCTACATGCTGCTTGATGAGGCCGGGCTCCTTCCTCCCCCTCCGGACGGACTTTCCGAATGGGCGACGCTCGACGTGTCGTATCAGTCGCCTATGGCGCAGATGCTTGAGCAGTCTGGGGCCGTGGCCACGGCACAGTTCATGGAGCAGATTGCTCCGCTCATTCAGATTTCACCGGATATCATGGACAAGATTGACGTTGACCAGATGATTGACGAGCTCGCGCAGCGCATGGGCGTTCCGGCCTCGATCATCAGGTCTGACGAAACCGTTGCGGCTATCAGGCAACAGCGGGCGGAAGCGCAGGCGGCGCAACAGGCGCAGGCCGTTGCAATGATGGAAGCTGAACAGGCGGCGAAACTTGGAAACGTCAAGACACAAGGGACGGTAGCCGGGGCTGTCTTGGGTGCCGAACAGGGGTCCATGCAATGACAATGCAGACGCGGGAAGAGGCGGAAGCCGAACGGATGGCGCAGGATGAGCAGGAGCGCCGGGACTGGTTCGAGATGATGCAGAGTGAGGCCGCGTTTCGGGTGTTCCTCGGGCTGCTCAATGAAATGGGCGCAAATCGGGTGATGGTGACGCCTGAAGATATGCGTATGCGGAATCAGGCGGATCAAATTCTCGACCGGATCGCAAAAGCAAATCCCAATGTCTACGTCCGGTTGATGTTGACATTGAAAAATATTTAGGAGGTTTACAGATGGATGATCCTATCGTTGGCGTACAGGAACAAGTTCAAGAACCTACGGGCGTGGTCGATGCGCCTTCCGACAATGGCGGCTCGGCTTCGGAAGCTCCGGCCAGTACTCCGGCTAATACGCAGGAAACTGCGCAATCTTCCGAATCTTCCGATTGGCGAGCCAGCCTGCCGGAAGGATGGGCGGACAAGCTGAAAGACGTCGAAAGCGCCGATGACGCAATGAAGGCGCTTGAGCGCGGCCTTGGCTACAAGCCCGCCGAAAAAGCCGAAGACATCACGCTCAAGTACCCCGAAAGTTTCAAAGGGAAAGTCGACGAGGGCGTTGAGGCTGGTTTCCGTGACTTCTGCGTCAAACAGGGCATCACGCCGGGGCAGGCTCAGGCTTTGCTCGACTGGCAACTCGGCGCTGACAAGGAAATCAGGGACAAGCTCATCGAAGATGGGACGAATACGTTGCGCGAAACGTGGGGCAATCGGTTCGATGAAAATCGCGGCGCTGCCCTGAAAGCGTTCACGGCGCTGGATCGGCGTATGGGCGGGGAATTGTCCGGCACCGTATCCGGGCACGGCATGGCGAACGATCCGGTTTTCGTCCGGGCGTTCTATGAAATCGGAAAGCTGCTTTCCGAGGATACGCTTTCCGGAGGAAGCGGGGCATCCGCCTCCGATACGGCTGAAAGCGCGAAAGACACATACAAGGACATGTTCAAGGGGTAAGTTATGGCAGTGGCACAAACACTTCATGAAATCGCACTCGACAAGGCAAAGAAGCGCCCGGAGCTGGTGGACTTCCTCACCGAAGAAGCTCCTATCCTCAAGATGCTGAAATGGATTCCGGCGACACACGGCCTCTGGAACGTGGAAGAAATTTTGGATTCCATCCAAGGCGCAAGCTTCACGGACTTGGGCGCTCCTCTTCCGTCCATGAAAGCGGAAACGCAGCTCCGGCAAACCTACGTCAATCTGCTCGGCGGAGAGGTGGAAGTCAGCAAGGATAAGGCTGCGCAATTCGGGGGGGCCGCAAATTATTTCGCCCGCCGTGAAAATGCCTTTTACAAACAGGCGGGCATGGATACGGAGCTGGCGATCTGGCGTGACTACTGGCGTAAGGCGGCGCTCAAGAACAAGTTGCTCACCAAATGCGGCGCAACGGCGAATGCCTATACCATCCTGATTGTCCGTTTCGATCAGGAAAACAACATCGGCATTTATGACCCTACGCAATTCAATCAAGGACGTTTGCTCGATCCTGAACCGCTCAATGGTGGCGCTCTTTACCATTTGCGCAGTCAGCCCGGAGTATCCGGCTACGGCGTTGAGTACCGCGGGCGTTTCGGTTGGCAGTTGCTCAATCCGGCTCGTGCCGTTCACGCTATCGTCAATGTTGATTCCGCAAATCTGCCCACGCTGAGCCAGATCGAAGATGCCATTGCTTCCGTACGTGGAACGGCGGCGAATACATACATCTTCGGGCACCACAAGATCGTGCAGAAGACATTCAGCGCAATCAAGCAGGCTGATATCATGTACGTCAACGGAGATAATAGCATTCAGACTATTATCGGTGCGATCAACGGCATCAAGATCATCGGCTCCTACAACCTGCCTGACGGCACTGAAACCGCCGTGGCGTAAGAGGAAAACATATGGCTTTTGAATTCGGTTCTGAAAATCGCTGGCATGACCAGTATTTCGGCAAAGATGTGACCATTCCCTCAACAGCAAGCACGGTGTGCGACACGCCTCTGGCTGTAGGCCAGCATCACGGGGCGCTTGCAGTGACCATCGCCGCCAAAGGCGCTGTGAGCATCCCCTCCACGAAAAAGCTCACCGTGACGATTCAGGGGGCGGATACGGAAGACGGCTCTTTTGCCGACATCCCCGGGGCCCCCGAAATGAGCGTGAGCGGGGGAGCTAGCGCGGCAACCGCTTTTGCTGACGGCGACATCATCGGCAAGCTGGTACTGCCTGATATGCAGCGATACGCCAAGATCAAACTGACGACTGACGGCGCGGCCACCGGAAAGGTCGACGTGTTCCTGTCGTACCTTGCCCGATAAGTGTGGGGGGCTTTGCCCCCTTCACATCTTCATTCAGCCATTTTCGAGACAGCCATGATTACGAGAAAACAGACGGTCAAAAAATATACGGTCACTACGGGCGTTCTCAACTATAATATCCCGTTCCCGATTTATGAATCTGGAGACGTTCTCGTTATCTGGTCCGACAATAATGAAGGTTTTGATGAGCACACGCTAAGTTTGGGTTCTGATTATGGCGTAACGATAAACAGTGCCGGAGATGGTGGCACGGTGACGCTGAAATCAGATCGTGTTCCAATTGGTGCGATTCTGGCAGTCGTCTCAAATATTCCTGAGACGCAAGAACTTTCCCTATCGCACACGGCAGAAGTAGATACAAAGTCCACAGAAAAAGAACTGGATCGTCAAGTCCAGATGATCCAGCAACTCAGCGATGCGTTGGATCGCTGCGTTAAAGTAGGCGTAACCAGTGAATTGACGCCTGATGAAATGCTTAAGGCTATTTTTAAGGTATACCATGATATTCTGGAATCTCTTGCAGAAACCGGAAGCATTACCGGAGCAATCCCCGTTGTTGCGACAGGAACAACGGAACCAAGGCCGTTAAAAGATCGCTTTGCCGACATCATTAATGTCAAAGACTTTGGAGCCAAGGGCGACGGCATCACCGATGATACGGAGGCGATTCAGGCGGCTGTTAATTACGGATGTACTAATGGAAAATCAATTTTTGTTCCATCAGGAATATATATAATATCATCTCCAATCATAATTTATAAAAATACATCTATATTTGGAGCTTCTTTATACAACACTATTTTAAGATTAAAGAATAATGCAAATTGTAATGTTATTGAAACGTACAAATTTTTATCATTTTATGCGTCAGGCGGGGATAATGTATCTGATTATCCAGACTTGCCTGTTAATTTTTCCATAGAATGTATAACGATAGATGGAAATCGTGATAATAATTACAACGGTATAGTATCGCAAGCAAATACAGGGTGTGGTATTCTTATATATGGCAGATCTTTTATAGTTAATAACGTTTTTATTCACGACTGTTCAGGAAATGGATTTCATTCAGCATTAAGACATAAAAGTATTAACCATGAAGCGGATACTATTGATGATTTTAACAAGTCCTACATTACGAACATTTTTATTAAGGGTACATCTTTTGAAGGGTTTATCTTTGAGGGGAGTGCGGACATATTTGTCAATAATATACTTGTTGGAGAGTGTTACTCTCCAAACGCAACTACAGCGGAATCCGCTATAGGAAACTCTTTAGTATTCCCTGGAGAGTCTATAGATGGAATCGTCTTTGACTCCTACGACCCTGACGATGATGGACCAGTAAGCAAAAGTGCTGGAACGGCAGAAATTGGCTTTATTCATGCCTATAGCTGTCTGCAGGGGTATTGCGTTAGGTTTAGCGGGAGCGGTACTCGGATAAATGCAGATAACGTGCACGCAGAAGGTGGAATTGGTTGTTTGTACGTTACCGCTGGCGTAAAAGGCAATATAAATAAAATATCTACTAGAAATAATCAATACGGGGCTGTAAGCCTACAAAGACCTTTTGTAGATATTTATACCTCATCTGGTCTGCATATAGGCGCAATAGCAGTTAACAAGAGTGCTACAGATGTAGGTGCTAGATCTGGCGTACTTGTGAATAGTAGATATGTGTCCATAGATTGCGTAAATATCATAGGTAGTCGTACATCTGGGCATGGTTTAGTTGTAAACAGTGTCTCACAGATTAGCAAAGTAGTATGTAACTATCTGCATGGTGAAACGTCTGATAACGCCTACTCTGTAGGAATTATTATAGGCAACACAGCATTGACGGCTACCATTGGAAGTATAGATATACTGGATTGTGATATAGCCATCTTATGTAAGTCTGATAACCTCCCCTCTATACTCGGTGGCGGGATAACTAGGACTAATGGTGCTAATGTTTCACAAGACTCGCAACAAATAGTTTTTGAAAAATCTCCCAATATCTATGCCTTAAAGAATTGGGGCATTACATTGAATGATAAGGGGACGTATAAATTTTCTAAGTTTTCTGGATACGTAGTATATGATTCTGATAATTCAGGTGAGGTACAAACGCTCAGCGTAGACCATAAGATGTGGCGGACTCCAAAGATAAATGAAATTCAACTTGGGCTGTGGACAAGCGATCTTGCACTGCACCCTGTATATTATGCAGTAAAAACAGTGTCAGACACAACGGTAACGTTACTTGTAAATGTACCAAGTGGAGCTACAAGTATATATAATATACTCGTGAATATATAATATTTGTGAAATGGGTAAACAGCGTAACGCGAAGATTGCACCTCTAGAAACAAAATTAGGTATAGTATGAGCCAGAACCGTACAACAATCATCAATACGGCACTGATGCGCGTCGGATCGCAGGACATCAACCTAGCGTTTCAGGATACACCAGCGGCGCAGGTTGCTGAGGCTGCATACGACCGGAGCCTTGAGTTCTGCCTTTCGCTGTATCCATGGCCTTTCGCGCTTCGGTATGCGGTGCTGGCTCAGTCCGCTGATGACCCCCCTTTCGGCTATCGATATGCGTATCATCTCCCCGGCGACTGTATGCGCGTTCTGGATGTGCGGCGGCATGGCGACGCCGGAGAGGTGCCGTCATGGGCATATCGGCATTCGGGGCCTCGTTACAGCATTGTCGGGCAGGAAATCTATACCGACGCGGAGAGCCTCGCGCTCAGGTACGTGAGCAATGATCGGGAAATGGCTGTCAGCGAGGCGTTTGCCGATGCGCTTGCGTGGAAAATCGCCTTCGAGATTTCTCAGTACATTTCGCAAGGCGCAGCCAATGCTCAAAACTACTTCCAGCTTTTCGAACAGGCCATTGACCGGGCGAAAGTAGAAGCCGACGCACAGGAAGACCCCGTGCGCGAGGAATGGCCTTCTCATTTTCTTAAGGAACGGAGGGTAAACTGATGCCTATTTTCCATACCCAAAATGTCCTGAATGGCGGAGAGATTTCCCCTTTGCTTCGAGGGCGCGTGGATCAGCCGCGCTACAACACCGGGGCGCGGGAAATGCTGAACATGGTCCCTATGCCGCAGGGAGGGGCAACTCGCAGGCCGGGGACGCGGTATCTGGGTACGGCGAAGAGTCAAACGTCACGTCTGGTTCCATTCGTGTTCAGTGAGACGCAGGGCCGGATACTTGAGTTCGGTGATAAGACGATGCGGGTATGGCTGCCTGATGGAAAACTCGTTTCTTCCGGTTCCGAACCATATGTTGTGTCTACTCCGTTCGCCGCGTCAGATCTGCGGGCTGTTCGGTTCGCACAGTCTGCGGACGTGGTTTATTTCGCTCATCAGTCGTATCCACCGTGTAAGCTCTCTCGGTATTCCGATAATGATTGGAGATGGGAGACGCTCACCTTCATGCCGTCCATCGCAGCCCCGCAACAGCCTGCGCTACAGATTTTGGACAAGCGTGCTGATGATGACAAACCGACAAATCCGAGCATGACGGATTACAGCTATCTCGTCACGGCCATTGATGGAGAAACCGGAGAAGAATCTTCCGCATCTCCTGCCGCGACGATTGAAGCCGAGGCACTGAACAGCGTCGATTACCACATCCGTATCACATGGCCAGCCGTATCCGGTGCCAGCGAATACCGTATCTACAAAAAGAAGACAGGGGTTTTCGGATTCATCGGGCGGGCAAGCGCAGACGATACAACTACCGCGACCACGACGCTCCAAGGAATTGATATTGGTGGGTATCGGTTTTCTCGGACGGCAGACGATTTGTTCGTCTCAGTCCTGACCCAATCTGTCGAAAACTCTGACGGAACAACAACGACAGTCGTTACCGGGGTCAAGGTTGGGAAAACTGGTGTTTTTGTTCCACAGACTTATCCGGCATGGTACAATGCCTCGTTGCAAAAGCTTTTCGTTTATCACGGAAATGATGAACAGGGAGTCCCCGTAGGCTGGATCGGAGTCGATAACGTTCCTTCGGGATATGAGGGAGAGTACGGAAGCTTCACAAACTATACAGGATTCGGTCAGAATTCGGAGTACCCTCAAGGATTTCAGGGAGACATTCAGGCGAATCCGGTCTTTTTTTATACTTACGCGCAATACTATGACGACAAGAACATCGGCGCGGATACCGAAGATACGCCGATAGAGCACAAGAATCCTTTTGAGGGCTCAGGAAACTATCCTTCACAGGTCTTTTTCCATCAACAACGCCTTGGCTTTGCGGCTACGGCAAACAGGCCGATCACCATCTGGCTGTCCCGTACCGGAGATTTTGAAAGCATGGCCTCTTCGGTGCCCCCGAAAGATGATGATGCGATTGAAGTAACCCTTGCCGCTACACAGGCGAATCGGATTGTGTGGCTCCAGCCTGACCGCAACGCTCTTGCTTTCGGGACAGAGGGGAGTGAATGGACGCTGCAATCTTCGGAGGGCGTGGTGCTCACGCCGTCAACCGTCTCTTTCCAGCTCCAGACAACGAACGGTGGAGAGGGTACAGTATCGGCGCTGTCAGTCGGCGGCGGGGTTCTGTATGTACAACGCGGTTCCGGGGCAGTGCGGGAGTTCGCCTACAACTACAGCGCGGACAAGTACCTCGGGCAGGATTTGACCATCCTTGCCCGGCATATCATCAAAGATCGGGACATCACGGCATGGGCGTACCAGCAAGAGCCGTACAGTACGCTCTGGTGTGTTCTTTCAGACGGTACGTTTGCTGGTTTGACATACATGAAGGAACAGGACGTCATCGGCTGGCATCGGCATACAACTGACGGGAGTATACTTGACGTGGCCGTCATCCCGGGGACGCCTGATGATCAGATTTGGTTCCTCGTGCGGCGGCCGTCCGGCGTCTTTGTCGAACGGCTGGAATCCTTTTTTGACAGCGACAACCTTGATGACGCCTTTTTCCTTGACTCGGCATTGCACTACAGCGGTTCGGCTGCGGATACGTTCAGCGGGCTTGGACATCTTTCCGGCCGCACCGTGCAGGTCTTTGCGGACGGCGGCACGATTGATGGATTGACCGTAAGCGCGGGCGGGGAACTCAAGCTGAAAAGCCCGGCGAAATCCGTACATATCGGCCTTCCGTATACTTCGCGGGTCATACCGAACTTGCCCGAAGTGCAGACACAACAGGGATGGACGCTCATGCACAACCGGAAGATTTCCGCCGTACGGGTCAGGACGTACCGGAGCATGTCGTTCCTTGCCGGAATTGCAGGGAATCTTTCCCCCATCGTGGACAGGCACATTAAGGGAGGGGCTTTCAGCGTACGGCCATTTTTCAGCGACGGGACGGATCTGAACATGGAAACATGCGGCGGGTGGTCGTCCGAATCCCCGCTTGTCTTTGAAGTAAGTAGCGCGACGCCGCTCACGATTCTGGCGATCGTCACGACGATGGATATTGCACCGTATGCCGGGGGAGGGATGCTGTAATGGGATTCGATCCTTTGACTTTAGCGTTGGCTGCTGGCGGCCTTTCCGCCGTTCAGAGCCTCTCCAGCACGAACGCCGCCAACAAACAGGCGCGGTATCAGCAAGACGTGGCGGAAGCGAACGCGGCGGCCGCACGGAATCAGGCGAAGATCACGGCTGAGAAAGGGCGGATTGAAGGGGAAAACCTTGACCGGGAACGGTCTGCGCTCCGGCGCCAGTATGCGGATTTGCAGTCCGGCAATATCGCTTCCCTCGGCGCCCTCGGCGTTGACATTTCCGGCGGTTCGGCTGCGGACACGCTGGAAGGCAATGCGCTGCGGTTCTCTCAGGATGTGGCACTGAATCGGTATCAGAAAGCCCTTTCCGAATGGGAAACGGGCGAGAACGTGAAGGCTCTTGAGGCAAACGCGGCGAACTATGACGCGGCTGCCAGCTACTATGGCTCGACGGTAAAGGGGCTTGGAAACTCGCTTCTGACGGCGGGCATCACCGGGTTGACCAGCGGAATCGGTGCCTATTCGATGGCCGGGGGATTCGGGGGGAGTTCCGGTAGCGGATTGTTCGGCGGCCGGAAGATTATTCCCGGCGGCGGGGGTGCGTCTGAACAGCAATTCCTCAAAAACTATCTTTCGGGCAGGAGATAGGAGATGGCGATCCGTATCCAGCAATACAATACGGGGCCCCGGCGTATCGGCGTAGGCGGCATTGATCCGGGGTATCAGCAACCGCGCATCGGGAACATCGCGGCTACGGCAGAGAACCAGCTTGCAGGCACGGTTCTGGAGGCCGGAAAAGCCCTCACCAACGTGGCTATCAAGGAATACGTGAGCACGGAGACGACGCGGGTATCCCAGTCGCTCCTTGCCATGCAGAAAGAGCTTTCCGCCGAACGTGACCGCTACATGGCGGAGAATCAGGGGCAGAACGCCATTGAAGCGGGCCAGCACTTCGATAAGTTCGCAAGGGAGACGGCTCAGAAGTATTTTCAGGAGGGCGGATTCTCCGGTCGCTTTGCCGAGATGTTCAACAAGCAGGCTGCGGGCACGGCGCTGCACTTTACCGAACAGGGGCAGGCGTACGGGCGCCAACAGAAGGCCGCTTGGGAAGAGTCCGTTCTTACCGGAGAGATCGAGGACTTCCAAAACCTTGCGGCGCAGAATTACAACAACCCTGAGCTTATCGAATTCAACCGTTCGGCTCTCCGGGAACGGATTGAAAATATGCGTCCCGGCATGGATAACAGGGCGCTTCTCTCCCGTATCGATGAGGGAGCTGCGGAAAGCATTATCAGCGGTTATCTCGCGCATGACGACATCAAGGGCGCACGAGGTGCGCTAAATGAATACCGGGGACTCCTTGGCGACAAGGTGAACGCGGTTGAGCTCCAGATCCGCAACCGTGCAGACGCGCTTGAAGCCAAGGCACGGGCAGAGGCGGAGAGGAGAACACGCGAGTTTCGGGCAGAGCAATCACTTAATATTGTATCCATGTTTAAGGACGATCCTCTTTCTGGAGTAAACGAGCTCCTTACACCAGAAGGCAGAAAAAAATATGGTCTGGATGCAGTCACAGCGAAGTCAACTATAGATATGCTCCGCTCCCAAGATACACAAAATAAACAGCAACAAAAGGAATTTAATAGTAAATATGAAGAGCAAACAATTAATATTGCTTATACATATTTAGTCGGTGACCCTCAAAAAGGTATTGTCCCTGATCCTGCTATGGCTTTTAGTATCATTGATAATTCCGATCTTGATGCTGTGACCAAGATAGAAGCAAAACAAAAACTTGAAGCTGGAACCTTTGGGAAAACACGAAATCCAGCAAAAATAAATGCAATGGCTAGTGCTATTATATCCGGACAGGACATCACCGATGGTACGATTACTTCAATGATGGCAAGAGGTGAAGCTAACGCTAATGATGTTTCAAACCTCAAACAACTTAAGAAAGATATGGATGGGCCACTAAATGGGTACTTTAAGAGAGGTAAAGATCTTGCAGATACTGCTTTTGCACGCCCACAGTTTGCAGCAGGAACACCTGAGGCGGCTATCAAAGAAGATAGAGCGCGGGCTCAAATCAATAACCTGATCCGCGAGGCTTACAAAAAAGGTGGAGATGAAGCGGTAGAAAAGCTGTTTAATGGAGATACACTTTTCAATGTGTTACAAGGTAATATGCCTAATCTTCAAGACCAATTAAATAATATCAACGGAATTATTAACGTTTCCCCAGATACTAATCAGCAGCTAAAAAGAAAGGCGGGAGAAAGTCCTGAATCTTGGTGGAATAGGGTAGGTAAATAATGAGTGAAAATACGACATTAAATGTAAATTCCGATCCCTATTTGCGAATGAAGCAGGCTGGATTTTCTGATACAGAAATACGCGATTTCATGCGTCCAAAGATGGAGAAAGCAGGGTTTTCCGATCAGGAAATCAATGGTTATTTCAAGGGATACGATCCTGTTTCTCTCATGGACGCCATTGAATATGGTTTCCAAGGCAGCGTTTCAGGGCTGGTTGCCCGTGAAAAGCTTCCCGATGCACTTACATCTGCTCAAGTAAGCACCCTTACGCTTCCTCAGCGTCTTGGAATGCAGATCGGTACGCTTGTGGGCGATCTCCCCACACTCACCGCAGGGGCGGCACTCGGAACCCTTGGCGGCCCCGCGGCTCCGGCTACTATACCCGGTGCGGCTATGGCACTGACGGAGGGAACAAGAGCCATTTACATGGAACAGATTAAGAACGGTGAAGTTCGATCTGCTGATGAATTTATCGGGCGCATGGGAACTGTTTTAGAGGAAGCAGGGAAAGGGGCAGTTATCGGGGCGTCCACGGGCGCAGCAGGAAAATTTGCCGGGGTTGCCGTAAAATCCGCAGGGGCCGGGGCTCTGGCAACAGGGACGGCAACTGTCGGGGCAGAAATAGCCACTATGCCCACAGTTTCGGCTGGTCTTGAGGGACGGCTTCCTGAACCGCAGGAGTTTGTTGACGCCGCTCTACTCATTACCGGATTGAAGGGCGCAGGCGGGCTTGGCGGTAAATTGGTGAATATGGGTTCATCACTCGTTCCCAAAATGCGTGGCATTTACGAAAAGACGGCAAAAAAGCCCCTTGATGTTTTTGCTGACGCTGAGGCTGATCCTACTATCCGGCAAGACATCCTCTCAATAAACCGTGAAGTCCCGGAAAGATATGCCCGTGAAATGGCAGAGCAGCCGAAAGCTGTCACATCTGGAGAAATGGCCTCCGCAGGTGGGGAAACGGCTATTCCCTCTGTTGAGAGAAATACATTAAACGAAAAGGTTATTGCCTCATCGACCTATAAACTTTCAAAGGTAATAGACAAACTTTCTGAGGATCTTGGGCTTGAGTTCAGGGTGGGAAGGCTTGGACCGTATGCACAAGAGGTGCAAGGTATCTACAAAGTTAATCCTGAAATAGCCAGAACCCGCGTTGCGAATGATATTACCACGATTGTTCATGAGGCAGGCCACCACATTCAAAAAAAAGTATTCGGAAGCTTCGACAACAAGCCTCTAGAACCTTTTGCTGACGAACTTTCCCCGATCGCTTCCGTTCCCCTCAAGGGGCAATCGAATCTCCCGGAAGGCTTTGCTGAATTTGTGGCGCGTTACGTGGTTAACCCGCAAAGTGCCAAAGAGTCATCTCCAAAATTCTATGATTTCTTTGAAGAAAAAATGCGTAGGGATGCTCCTGATATGTACAGGGTTCTCCAAGATGCACGGCGTGGCGTTGATGAATGGAACCGCCAACCTGCCGTTATGGAGGTCCTTTCTCAAATTAATATGGGAGAGAATAAAAGAGGCATTATCCCTGAAAGTTGGAAAACTGCCTACACAAACTTCGTTGATGAATTACACCCTCTTAAAAAGGCCGTTGATGAACTTTCTGGAGGGGCTGATATTCCCGCATCTATCAATCCCTATGTCCTTGCCCGTGTTTACAGGGGGGCTGCGGGGAAGGCAACGCATTTTTTGGAAAGGAGCCCTTTTAAGTTCAATTCTGGTATGAATGTAGGGAAATCTTTAAAGTCCATCCTTGAACCTGTGCAAAATTTGGATGAGTTGCGCGCCTATCTTGTCGCCAAAAGGGGAATTGAACTTGAGCGGAGAGGTATTCTTTCAGGTATTCGCAAATCAGCAATGGAGAAAACCGTTGAATCTTTGAGAGATAAATACGAAAAGACGGCACAGCAACTCTATGAATATCAGAACCATTTGATGGATTACTATGCTGATGCCGGTTTGCTTGATGCAAAAACGCTTGCGGCCATGCGTGAGGCAAACAGAAATTATGTCCCCTTTTATCGATTCATGGGAGAGGAATCAGGCGGAACTTCCGGGGGGAGGGGCTTTTCAGCACAGCAGCAGGTAAAGCGCATCAAGGGAAGCGGGAGAGATATTCTTGATCCCTTGGAAAGCATTGTTAAAAATACATATGCGCTTATTCAGGCAGCAGAGAAAAACCAGATCGGCAAGGCCCTTGCTGATTTAGCAGAACTTTCTGGAAAGCCATATGGCAGCATTATAGAAAAGCTTCCGACCAAGATGAAGGGAACTAGCGTCAGCAGTGAAGACGTGATGCGTGTCTTGAAGGGCGCCGATGAAAAGGCCGCAAAAGCCTTTGCCGATGCTGTTGAGCGGGGGGATCTTGATGTAAGTGTCTTCCGTCCTGATTACCGGATTGACAAGAGAACGGAAATTTCCGTCTTCCGAGATGGGAAAAGAGAAATTTACCAAGTCGATCCTGAGATCGCCAAGGTCATAAACGGACTTGATGGCGAATCGATGAATACTGTTACCAAGCTCCTTTCCTATCCCGCGCGGTGGCTCAGGGCCGGGGCTACGCTTACACCGGAATTCATTGTCAGAAATGCCGCACGGGATTCTCTTTCCGCTTTCGTACAGTCTGAATACGGATTTGTTCCCGGCGTTGATATGGCACGCGGCCTGTTCCATGCAATTAGGCGTGATGATCTGTATTGGAAGTGGAAAAAGTCGGGCGGCGATCAGGCTACCATGTTGGGCATGGACAGAACCACGGTCAAAAAAACGCTGGACGATCTCACACAAACAGGCGTTGTTTCCAAGACATGGAATGTTGTTAAGAATCCTGTGGAAATGATGCGTGTCTTGTCTGAACTTTCGGAACAGGCCAATCGGCTTGGAGAGTTTGCGCGTGCTGAGAAACAGCTTGGCAGTAGTAAATCAGGACTGGTACAGGCCGCGCTTGCTTCACGTGAAGTGAGCATGGACTTCGCCAGAATTGGGGCTAAGATGCGTGGATTGAATGCCATAATCGCCTTTACCAATGCCAGGATTCAAGGATTGGACAAAATGGTCCGCGTCTTCAAGGAACATCCTGTTCGTTCAACAATCAGAGCTACTGCCGCCATTACTCTTCCATCCGTTTTGCTTGAATTGGCGAACTACGGAGATGAGCGCATTGATGAGATCCCACGTTGGCAACGAGATATTTTTTGGCTCATCCCCGTGGGTGATGTTGTTTATCGTATTCCAAAGCCGTTTGAACTTGGCGTTATTTTCGGAACCATCCCCGAACGGATCACCGAATGGACCTTAGATCAAATGAATGAAAAAGAGAGGAGCACAGCATTTAGAGGATTGGACACAACGCTTTTCGATTTCGTTAAACCGCCTGTTCTCCCTACTTCATTGACTCCAGTGATCGAAAATTGGGCTAACAAGAGCTTTGCCTTTGATCGTCCTATCGTACCTTTTGCCGCTGAAGGTATTCTTCCTGAATATCAATATACAGAAAATACAACCGAACTAGCCAAGGCATTGTCTCATATTATTGGTACGCTTCCCGGTGTTGGTGAAATGAATACGTTCAGCCCGGCAAAAGCTGAAAACTTTATCCGTGGATATACGGGCGGAAGCGGCATGTATGCTCTGAATGCTATTGATTTTGTGTTGAGAAAGGCTGGAGCGTTGCCAGATCCCATCAAGCCGGCGTCTACTCTTGCGGATATTCCTTTCGTGAACGCTTTTGTGGTACGTCACCCTAGCATGAGCGCGGAATCTATCGCTCAATTTAGGGAACACTGGCAAGAAGCAAGCTCATATATGAAGACGATCAATCGTCTGGAAAAGGAGTTCAGATATGATGATATCGCCAACCTCATGCCCTACAATATTTTCAATACATTGCAAGGCTCTTATGAAGCATTAAGCACTATCCAAAGAACTATTCAGCAGGTCAATAAAGTTCCTACCATGACGGCAGACGAGAAGCGTCAAACCATTGATACGCTTTATTATCAAGCTATTACGATAGCAAGATACGGGAATGAAACCTACGAGAAGATCAAACCGATGATCAAGGGATTGAAGGAGCGAGCAGAAAAGGTCGAAAAGACGGCACCGCCTATGGAATTGCTAGGTGCATCCTTCGGTGGAATTGTTATTCCACAGTAGGTTTGTGTTCCGATAACGGTTCTTTGACAAGAGCATAGGGAACGGATAGAAAACCGCCGTGGGCCAGTCTCCGAAAGGAGGTTGCGCCTATGGAGCAGTTCCTACTGGACGTCCTCGCCAATGTGTTGGCGGGCGTCATCGTGGTTCTCGTTGCCCCCTATCTGAAAAGGTAGGCTGAAAACGAGTTGCCCCGGTAGGGACTGACCTCCCTGCCGGGGCTAAAAACTGGATGAGATAGAATCAAATCCGGGGACTGGCCCCAAAGGGCGGTGGGTGTTGGTCGCACTCGCCGCCCTTCCTTTTTCAATAGCCATTCATGGGGCTGTGGTCAAGCCTACTTCATAAGCGCGATGATTGCGGCGATGATGACCACTGTCTGGGCCGTGATGATGCCCGCCACCCATTTGATGGTTTCGGCCTTGGCTTGTTGGATTTCCTTCAACAGCCGCAATTCTGTTTCCCGCAAATCCCCCTTGGATGCGCTGGCGCTCCGTTGGCTTTCGTCAAAGCGTTCCAGCACTTCCACTATGGTTTTCGCGGCTTCCTCGCCCACGGCCTTTTCAAGCTTTTTTCCGTCATCGAACAACAGCATGGAGAATACCCCCGTTGGTGAAACCGTATATTATTCGTGTAGGATTGCCAAGCTCACTTCCCGTTGAACTGCCGGAGAACCCCAAGTAGGTAAAGTCCGGGGTTCCGGTAGTCTGGAAGGGTATCGGAAGGGTAGGTTAAGGCTTCATCAAGCCCATACGTCATGTGATCGAGAAGAAACCTTTCAAGCGTGAACTTGCCGGAACGCTTGCTGACGGGCACCTTTGTTCTGGCTTCAATGTCGTGGCATAGGGTCAATGCCAACCTGTACGCCTTGGACAGGAGCCGCTCTTGAATCTCCTGCACCTGCGTGTGTGCCTGCTGGACTTCTTCCACGAAGTCGAGGAAAGGCCGTTTGTCGAGGCTCTGTCTGGGAATAGAGCCGGGGATGGTCGGCAGGGATTCCCGGCGTGTGCTGCGGCTCTTTGGCAGGGCAGGGCGATTCTTCCGGGCAAGCTCCTCCTCCATCGCGTTGAACGCCTCAATGTACGCCAGCTTGATCGCGAGGGCCTTCTTGCCCGTATAGCCCATGACCAGCAACATGAAGCCGTCGCGGTAAATGATGTACATGGGGAGGGAACGCCCGGTTTCATCCAGATAGTTACTGAGCGCAAAATTGCGCGCAGTGAACTTTTCAGGGCAGTTATCAGAAATATTGCGAATGTCCCGTAGCACATCGTTGTGTCGTTTACCGAAAAACGCAGCTACCTCAAGAGAGGTTGTGGCGGGGCGTCCATCGTGGATAGATACTGTGGGGACGGGATCAGAGATAAGAAGGGCCTGTGACATGGTGTCAACTCCTACTGTAACAGGATTGACATTGTCTAGAGATGACAATGCCGGGTGTCTCTAACCGCCAGTAGGAGCGGCTGCCCGCCTTTAGGCCGAAGCCTTGGACATATCGGGCACACCCGGCATCGAGAAGATGCAAGTATAGCAGGAAACCGCAGTCAAAAAGAGTCTTGACTTCGGCAAAAGGGCACAAAAAGAGCCATACTATCGGGTGGCGTTGTCCGCCTACTGTTGGTGTTAGAGGCACCGTGGAAAGACAAGGCCACAAACTCGTGGAAAAGTCAATATCAAATTATTCCTTTTTATTAATGATATTTATTTTTTTAAAAATATCCGGATCATTATAGAGTGTATCGTATATCTCTTCTAATGAAAAACCAGAAGTCATTAATGTTGTAGCCATAGCACGATATACTGATGTAATTGGATTAGCATCTAGTGTAGATATAGTAGTGGCTATAATTTGTTGTCTATTTATTTGTGTCTTTTTATAGTCAAAATATGCTATAAATGTAAAAGATATTGCAATAATTATATAACACATAGTTCTAATAGTTTGGTGAGTATTCATTTATTCTACTCCAGACTTGGATAGTCGATAAATACACTGCTTTTAAGATTTTATATGGCCATCGACAGGACATAAAAATTCATTTTCAGATAGTTGTGTCCTCATCAGATGAGTTTCTAGAATCAGATATAGATAACGCTACAAAAATATGTTAATATTAAGTGCTAATTTCCGTCACTTATCCATTTATAAATTTTTTGGAACAGACAGCTTATAAAACCTATTGATATTATAATTAAAAAGAGCGAAATAAAAAATATTATTCCATATAATTCAGATGTGTCTGCAATATATTTTCCGGGAAATTCGTCAAATGTAAAAAACACCCATGCCCATATCATTAAAAAAAATCCAAAACATAATAAAACAACGCCTATTCGTTGTGTTTTGTAAATGATATTATTTTTTATATAATGATGTATATGTTTAAAAATAAATATAGAAATAAAAATGCTGATACAAGCAACGGATAACAATGTTATTGTCTTAAAAGTATCTATAGCTATTTTTATGGTGTTATTTTTTTGTTTTAAGGTTTTATACTCTGTATTGTTTGAAACTAGCTTATCTTCTATTTTCCATCTTTCGAGTAAAGGATTTTTTTTGATAGCGTATGCTTTTTCTTTTTCTGAATAAGTATTAGTTATTTTAGAATATTTTTCTATAATTTGATTAAGTTTTTTTGAATTTTCTTGGTAGTTATCTTGCAAAATATTTATAGAAATAATAGAAATAGTAGAGAATAGTATCATTAATAAAATAATTAGTTTTATTCTCTTCATTCCCCTTTTTCCCCCTCCATCTTTCTCAACCACCTGCACAACCAGAGATCCACTTTGGTTTTTCTCCGGTGCTCCTCTACCGTGAGAAGCTGCATATTTTCCGGCGCATCTTCTCCACCAGCGCAAAGGGGGATGATGTGATCCACCTGATAGCCGGGCGGCGTGCGCTCAAATCCATGCTGGCGCAGGAACCTATCTACCTGAGCACGGGAACGATATGTTTTCGATTCCGCCTGAGCGCAGGAGAACAACGCAAGCATGAGCGCAACTATGATGCCTGTTTTATGCAGTCTCATAGGTGCCCGTTATCAGAAAACAAATAGAAAGGGAACCGAACCGGAATAACACGCAAAAAAGGGGAGTGCTGACACACTCCCCAAGGGCGACACGGCAACCGTTGAAAGCCTCTCCGTGTCTGACGTGATCACTATCATGAA